GTTTACCAAAGATAAGATCCGTGTTTTTGCCGGATGTGAATTTGCTTTTACTTGTTTAGTTCGTAAGTATTATTTATCTATTGTGCGTTTAATTCAAGGTAATTGGCTTAATTTCGAAACTGCTGTTGGTATTAATTGCCATAGTAAGCAGTGGTCGAAATTGGCTAAACATCTAACCCGATTTGGGGGCAAGCGTATGATCGCTGGGGATTATAAGGCGTTTGATAAAAATGTCTCACCTTCGATCACGCGTCGTGCGTTTCAGATCATGATCCATATAGCTGAAAGAGCTGGCTATTCAGAAGAAGCTCTTAAGATCATGGAGGGTATTGCTACTGAAATTTGTTTTCCACTATATGAATTAGATGGAGTTTTTGTCCAAATTTTCGGTTCCAACCCTTCTGGTCACCCCTTGACTGTCATCCTGAATAACTTTGTTAATTCATTGTATTTAAGGTATGCTTATTATGCTCTGTATTCTGAGCACGAATGGAAGAAATTGCCTATGTTTAATAAGCGAATTTCTCTTGTGTGTTATGGAGATGATAATGCTATGGACGTTAGTCAAAAGGAGGTTAGATTTAACCACACCTCAGTGGCGGCTGAGTTGGCCAAAATTGGTATTACTTATACTATGGCTGACAAGGAAGCTGAGTCAGTTCCTTATATCACTATTGATGAATGTAGTTTCCTTAAAAGAGGCTTTGTTTATTCTGATGATTTAGGGGAATGGGCAGCTCCACTCGAGGAAGCATCGATTGCGAAATCATTGCATAACTACATGTCCCGAAAAGGGAGTGATATTCTGCCAATGCAAATTGCAGCTGATGCTATCGAGAATGCTAACCGAGAGTTTTTCTTTCATGGAAGAGAAACTTTTGAGAGACGACGAGCTCAATTACTAAAAGTAATTGAATCTACAGATGTTCAAGAGTTTGTCTCTGCACTGCCCACTTTTGATGATCTTGTTGATCATTATAATGGACAGCGTGTTAAAAAACCATTGGATGTCGAAGGAGCTGTTTTGCAGCTACAGTAGGCACGTACTGATTACAGATTTTAGTAATACCACTAAAAGACTGCTTGCGTGTTTACTTTTACATAGTGAGGTATTTCACAACCATGTATATTTACATATCTACATTTTCGCACTTATCAATTGGGTCCTGTGAGTGCTTGTATATAGACCTGCCGTATTTACTAGGTGTGCTGGGAGCACGAAGTCTCAATCCCAGACCTCAAGCTTGGAGAGTAGCAGTAACTCTCAAGGGATGGATATCCCGCCATTGGAATTACCTCCACCTCAATTAACGTCACAAGCTAATGAAGCGTACTTGATGAACGTTACAGGTAGTTCCACGGAACAGATAACACAATTTCTTGATAAGAAGTCCAGTGTTGAAGCTGGTGTTTTATCTGAACCTGACGAGACGTATAGAACCGTCACCACCCCTGATGCTTCTCTTGCCGAATTTCTTTCGCGGCCTGTTCTTATAGATGAATTCGATTGGGTAATTGATTCTGCTGGTGCTTTTATGCGACAGCTAAACCCATGGGAAGCGTTCTTTAAGGACGCCGACGTGAGGAATAAGATTGAACATTTCAATTTGCTACGTTGCAATCTCAAAGTAAAAGTGATTCTCAACGGTAACCCATTTTATATGGGCCGCATGATTGTGTCGTATTTACC